TTGTACAAGACTTAATTAATGAGCAACTTAAAATATATGGGGTTGAAGTTTCATATATTCCAAGAAAATTTGTAAGAAAAAATACAATTTTGAGAGAAGTTACTTCTTCTAAATTTGATGATAATTTTTCAATAGAAGCATATGTAGCAAACTATGATGGATATAGTGGATCTGGAGATATTTTAACCAAATTTGGAATGAGTCTAAGGGATGAGGTTACTTTAATTATATCTAGAGAAAGATTTGAAGATTTTATATCCCCATTTTTGGAGGGTATGGATGATGATGAAATAATTTTATCAACCCGCCCAAGAGAGGGTGACATAGTTTATTTTCCTTTGGGTAAAAGATTATTTGAAGTTAAATTTGTAGAGCACGAGCAACCTTTTTACCAATTAGGTAAAACTTATGTTTATGAGTTGAAGTGTGAATTATTTGAATATGAGGACGAAGTTGGTGGAGACAATGATTCAAATACTACTATTGAAGAAATAGATTCAGTATTGCAAACTCAAGGTTATATGACATCTTTAAAATTATTTGCAACTGGACAACGAGCAACTGCTTCAGCAGGAATTTCAAGTGGATATGTTAGAAAAGTTATTTTGTCCAATGATGGATATGATTATGTTGGAATTCCAACCGTTTCATTTACTCCAGCACCTACGGGTGGTATAACAGCATCTGCAGTTGCAATAACTACGTGTAAAGGTGGAGTTTGTTCTATCAAAGAGATATTATTAGTTAATCCAGGATCTGGATATACAGCAACTCCAACTGTGACAATATATGCCAATGGAAGTGGTTCTGGGGCAGATGCTACCTGCGATTTAGTCAAAGGTTCGTATGGTGTTGGTATAGTCGGAATACAAACGTATGGTCAGGGGTACGCAACAGCGCCAGTCATAACGTTTAGTCCTCCTCCAGTAGGAACTGGCGTAACTGCACGGGGAAGGGTTGTTGTAGGGGCAGCAGGAAGCATTACACAGGTTCTTATTTTAGATGCTGGAATAGGATATACTTCATCCCCATCTATAACTATAGATCTTCCACCTCTCATAACTGGTATTGGTACTTATACATTCAATGAGATTGTTACTGGATCCATTTCTGGTACAAAATCTAGAGTTAAATCTTGGGATAAAGATACTAATATTCTTCAAGTCGGAGTAATTGATGGTGCATTTATTCCAGGAGAAATTATAGTTGGATCCGGATCTTCGGCAACATATACCTTACAACTCACATCTCAAAGTGAATTTGCAGATAAATATGAACAAAACGATGAAATCGAAGAGGCAGCAGATCTAATTTTAGATTTCTCAGAATCAAATCCATTTGGTAACTACTAATGCTTGGAACATATTACTATCACGAAATAATCAGGAAAACTATCATTTCTTTTGGAACACTTTTCAATCAAATATACATTAAGCATAAAGATGCTAATGATGCTGATTATAGTGAAATGAGAGTTCCCTTAGCATATGGACCAACTCAAAAGTTTTTAGCAAGACTTGAGCAGCAGGCAGATTTAAATAAACCAGTTCAAATAACATTACCAAGAATGTCATTTGAAATGATTTCAATCCAATATGATCCATCTAGAAAATCTGGTGTAACCCAAACATTTAAAGTTTTGGATGGACAAAACTTAAAAAAAGTTTTTATGCCTGTTCCATATAATATTGGATTTGAACTTAATGTACTAACAAAATTAAATGATGATGCGCTACAAATTGTTGAACAAATTCTTCCATATTTTCAACCAGCATTTACTTTAACGGTTGATTTAGTAGATTCTATTGGAGAAAAAAGAGATATTCCCGTTGTTTTGGAAAATGTTTCCTTTCAAGATGATTATGAAGGAGATTTTTCAACTAGAAGATCTTTAATTTATACGTTCCAATTTACTGCTAAGACATACTTGTTTGGACCAATTGCAGCATCAACCGATGGTCTCATTCGTAAAGTTCAAGTCGATACTTATACATCTACAGATGTTATATCTGCTAAGAGAGAAATGAGATACACGGTTGAACCAGATCCTATTGATGCGACACCGGATGATGATTTTGGATTTAATGAGAATTGGGATTTCTTCCAAGATTCCAAAACATATAGTCCAACACAGCAAATTGATATTTAATAAATTATGACGAATAGTTATGGTGGATTGGATAAGGCACTTAATATAGAAAGTGATATTGTTGACGTTAAGGCATCCTCCAAAGAAATTAATATTCTTCCAAAAGAAAGTAGTGATATTAAAAAGGATTATGAATATACTAGAGCAAATCTATATTCATTAATTGAAAAGGGGCAGGAAGCAATTAATGGAATTATGGAACTTGCTGGTGAAGGTGGTAGTCCTAGAGCATATGAAGTTGCAGGTCAATTAATTAAAAGTGTTGCTGATACAACGGATAAATTAATTGATCTTCAAAAGAAACTTAAAGATGTTGAAGAAGATGCACCAAAAACTACCAATAATGTCACGAATAATGCATTATTCGTTGGATCTACATCAGAATTGTCAAAAATACTTAAACAAGGTTTTCTAAATAACAATAAGGAATAATTTTTTTTATTGTGCAGAAATTAAAATCTCATAAATCAGTTGAACAAATTGCAAGAAAACACCGTATGGATGTTTCCGATATTCAAAAACAATTGGATATGGGAGAACCAATTGAGCACGAGCATACTAAGAATCATAAACTTGCTATGGACATTGCTCTTCAACATCTGGACGAGTTTCCAGACTACTATACAAGACTTAAAAAAATGGAAGCATCTGCGAAGAAGGAGCACAAAAAGTTCAAAGATGTGAAAGAAGCAACTGATGGAATTAAAGCAAAGGATTATAAAGGCAGGTTAGATAAGTGGTTTGATGATGGTGGATGGGTCCAAACTGGTGGAAAGTATGATGGAAAACCTTGTGCCAAACAACCAGGACAAACAACAAAACCTTATTGTAGAGATCCTGATGATCGTGCCGCAATGGATGAAGATGAAAGAAATAAGAGATCTGCTAAAAAACGTAAAGAAGACCCAAATCCAAATAGAACAGGTGAAGCAAAAATGGTAACTCAAGAATCTGCTGGTGAAAAAGATGCTTGCTATAAAAAAGTAAAATCAAGATATAAAGTTTGGCCAAGTGCATATGCTTCTGGAGCACTTGTCAAATGCCGCAAAGTTGGTGCCGATAGTTGGGGAACAAAAACTGAGGAAATTCAAATGGTAAGATATTGTCCAAAATGTGAAAAAGAAGAAACTAGAGATGAGTGTAAATATGGACCTAAGTATTGGGATATGTTTTCAACCCCAGTTGCTTTGGCATCAAATTCGTATGATCCCAACAAACCACATCCAGCAAATGAAGAAAAGGATCACGAGTATTCAATGGCTCGTTCAGAACTTTCAACTATTATTTCGGCAGTAAAAAGACTAAAGAAAAAAATGGGTAAGGGTGAGGGAAATGTAGAGGCGTGGGTCCAATCAAAAATTACAAAGGCGGCAGATTATATTGATACTGCAGCAGATTATGTTGATAGTGGTGAGATGAAATCCGAGAGTGTAAGTTTTAATATTGGATCGGATCATACAAACAGAAGAACTACAAATGCTTCTAAAAAACTTCAAAAAATGACAACTGCACAACAAGGACAGTTGCCATCACAGAAAGTAAAACAAGTTTTAGGAACAGATATTCCAAGATTTAACAAAGAAGAAACATCGGTAGATGAAGAATATAGAAATATTGCTCGCAAAGCGGGTGCGATGACTCAACAGGCAGCAAAATCTGGTGTTACTGCTGGTGGCGCTCGAATGGGTGCAAGAGCACTTAGAACTGGTGGTGTTAGAAACGCCATTCGTCAAAAATTTGGTCTTTCTCCAAAACAAAGAAATCATCCTGGTGCTGATGAGTTAGACACAATAGCGAAAGAGGCAAGAAGGAGAGCAGCAACAATTACTGCTGTTCAAGCATCCCATAAACCAGGGGTAGCACAAGATCAAGAAGCAATCAATAGAAAAAGGGGTGTAGAAAAAAATAGAGAAAAAATCAAAAACGCATATAATCAAAGTGAAAGTGTAACCATTGAAGATGCCAACGGAAATCATTATGCAGAATTTATTGATATAATTAAACCAGAACCATTAAAACCTTCAAAGGGAATTGGTAGTGATATGCTTGATGAGGCAGGAAAAAAATGTTGGCCAGGATATAAAAAGAAAGGAACACAAAAACTTTTTGGAAAAACTTATAATCGTTGTGTAAAAGAAGGAAAAACTTTTAGTTCTTTTATTGATGAAGCAAAGAAATCTGAGATGAAGTGCAACTCCCCAAAGGCCGAACCCGTGGGTGATTCGCTCACGGGAAAATCTCACGTAGTTAAAGCGTGTGCAGGTGGAAAAGAAAAACTCATTCGTTTCGGTCAAAGAGGTGTAAAAGGTTCTCCAAAGAAAAAAGGTGAATCAAAGGCATATGCAAGTCGTCGTAATAGATTTCAAACTAGACACGCAAAGAATATTGCTAAAGGACCGATGTCTGCAGCCTTTTGGTCGAATAAAGTGAAATGGTAAATTATGAATGAACTATCAGAACTTTTTAAGTTAGTAGCAGAAGATAAGAAAAAGAAAAAAGAAGAATTTGATTCTGTAGTCGGAGACTTGGGATTGGATTCACTTTTTAATGAATTTGCTACACTTAAGAAAAAAGAGAAAGAGAAGAAAGTAGAAGAAGAGAAGAAAGAAGA